GTGTCTCCGGGGCGCGACGTGACATTCGCGAGCATGCTTGGCGACCTCGAGCTGGTACTGTCGAAGGACGAGCATGCCCGCATGCAAGGCGAGATAATACATCTCCTTCATGAAATGATGAATGACCTCGGAGGCGAAACGGCGATGATCGTTCTCGACGGTATGGGCGTCACTGACCTTAGCCGCACGTTCTTTTCTTTCGCATAAGAAGGAGTTCGACCTTGTTTTAGTTTCATTTGGTAAAAATGCCCCGTCTCCGCCGGGGCGGCGGAGACGGGGCTGAAAGTGCTAGTTCAGTAGGCTTGCCACCATCGCGGCGGCCTCGGCGCGCGTGCACGCCTTGTTTGGCATGAGCTTGCCGGCGCCGCCCACGACGCCCTGCTCGACCGCCCACGCCATGGACTCCTGAGCCCATGCGGGGACCTCGCTCCAGTCTGGGTAACCCGCGGGCTCGCCCTTCGGCGCGGGGTTGCCCCGCCAGTTGTGGAGCATCGCGACGACCTCCGCGCGCGTGGCGGCGTCGTCCGGGCGGAACTTGTCGGCCTTGGTGACGACGCCCTCGTCCGCCGCCCAGCACAGAGCCTCGTAGTACCAGGGGTTCGGGGCGACGTCCTCGTACGGCTCGAGGTAGTCGGACAGGTCTGCTCGCGCCGCGTTGGCGACCATGGCAACGGCCTGGGCGCGGGTGAGCGCGTCGTCCGGGCCGAAGCGGTCGGCGCCGTAGCCCTTGAGGTAGCCCTCCCGCACGCATTCCTCGACCGCGCCGATGTACCAGGCGTCGGGATCGAGGTCGCCGAAGCGCGCGAGCACCTCTGGCAGGGGCGTCTCTGGGGCCTCGGGCTCCGCCGCCGCCCCGGTCATCACGTCGTACCAGTGTTGGGCACGCGCCTCGAACTCCCCGCGCTGCGACCCGTACAGCTGCCCCGGGCAGCTCGTGGCCATGAAGTGCTTGTGGGGCTGCATGTTGACGCCCCATTGGGGTCGGCCGAGCCCGTACTCCCTGCAGATCGCCGCCGCGAGGTGCGCGCCGGAGTCCAGGCACGCCTCGGTAACGGTGCCGTCGGCCAGGTTGGCGTGCTCGATGTTGATCGAGCGGCAGTTCGCGTCGAAATCGCCGAGCGCCCACCCGGTGTCGCGGTCCCATACGAGCTGTCCGACCTCGCCTCGTGACGCGACCGCGTAGTGGGCGGACGCCTCGCGGCTCTGCCACGTCGCGTAGCAGGTGTCCGTGTCGCCGTTGCTCGCCATGTAGTGGATCCCGACGAACTCGACCCTGCGGCCGCTGCGGCCGCTCGTGAAGTGCTTGGTCAGGATCTTGGTGACGTCCGGCTCAAGCTTCTCGAAGTCCATGTTTCCTCCTATCTCCGCGCCAGGCTGCTGATCTCGCTCACGCCGATGGTCACGCCGATGGCAACGCCGACGATTTGCAGCGTTGCCGCTATCTCGTTCGCGCCGCCCCATCCCCAGACGCCGGCGAGCGCGGTGTAGATCACGCTTGCCAGCGGCATGAGCACCAGCGCCGTCCACTTGAGCACCTGATAGACAGGCTCTGGAAGCCAGTAGCGCGGATAATCGCTTACCTCGACATCATCGGGGATGTCTACAAGGTCGTTCATCCTATACCTCCTTAAACGCCTACGTTACCGAGCACGTAGCCCAAGACGGCGGCGATGACGCCGCTTATCACTATCCAGACGGCCTTGTCCCATTTCTCGGCGCTGTCCTTTGCCGGCTGGATGCTTATCAGGTCTATCTTGCCGTCCATGCGGTCGATTTTCGAGCCAAGGCTGGATAGCTGCTCGTCTCGGTGCTTGTCGCGTTCCTCGGTGCGGACGAGCTTCTCCTGCAGGTTGTCGATCTCGGTGCCGTGCGTGGTGACTCGCGTCTCAAGCGTCTCCACGCGGCGCTCGATCATCTTGACTTGCACCTCAGGTGGCTGAGAATCCATAAATCACCAGCCTTAGACGGTCTCCATGGACTTGAACCCGCCCTCGCCGTCGGCTGCTAGAAGCTGCTCGACCTGGGATTTCCAAAGGCCGGGGACCTTCTCAATCGTCCAAGAACCCGCCTTGATGAGGTTGTAGTACAGTTTCGCCATTTTCCTACTCCTTAACAGTCTCTAGAGCAGCCAGCCGCTGCTCCAATTCGGCTACCTTAACTCCGAGTTCGCCAGCTGCAAGAGCCGTCTCGTCACCAGCCGCCTTGATGCCGTCCGCCGTGGCCCCGAGTTCCGCCACGGCGATGGCGGTGGAAGCGCCGCCGGCTACGGCCTGCGCTGCCTGCTCGAGGGCCGCGCGAGCGGACTCCTCCGCGCCCCTGATGGCCTGCGCCGTGGAATCGGGCAGCTCCCGCGCGAAGCTCGCCTTGACGCCGCCGTCCTTGTCCGCGATGATTCCCACGAGCGCGTAACCATCGAAGACGGCAACCTGCGTTGTGCCGTCATCGTAGGTGGTCACAAGCTTCTTGCCGTCAAGGGCGATAGCGCCGTTGAAATCCGTCTCAAGCCCGAACTCCACAGAGTCCTTGCCCGTGACGTCATACCAATTGCAGGTGATGCCGTTCAGCTTCATGTTCTCTTCTCCTTACGCCGTACGCTGCCACGCGTTGACGGTGATGTACTTCGGCATGTTCTTGTCCGTGCCGCTCTGTCCCGCGCTGTCGATGGTCAGGTTGTGGTAGTGGCCGCCCGCGCTCGACATGGTGTGGCTGTGGCTGCCGGACGCGTTGACCGTCACGCTGTGGGTGTGGACGCCAGAACCTGCGGTGTTCGTGACCTTCGATGACGGCGCAGGAGCTGACGCGCCGCCTGAGCCGTACTTGAAGGTTCCGTTGGTCGTGACGAACGAATAGCCGCTCTGGGAAGTGCCGTGCGTGTGGCTGCCCGCGCTCGACGTCGAGCCGCTGTGGCTGTGGCCGCCGCCGCTGATGCTGTGCGTGTGGCTGCCGTCCGTGTCGCTCTCGCCGCTGTGGGTGTGGGACACCACCACGGCGTCGTTGCTGCCGCCTGTGGTGCCCGCCGCGTAGGAGGAGTCGGAGCACATGAGGAAGCGGCCCTCGAGCTTAGTCCACGTGCCGCCGAAAAGCGCCTGCGGGCTTGTCGCGGACATGCTGAGGTAGATAGCGCCGACAGGGTAGGCATCGAGCGGGGATGCCGCCTGAGATTGCGAGGAAACGTAATCCTTGATCTTGCCCCACAGGTGGGCGAGTCCTACGTCATCCAAGTACTTCGCCATAGGCCTACACCGTCACGTTGTCGATCTCGCCGTTCGTGAGCGCCACCATGTCGGTCTTCTTCATATAGCCGCTCAGGTCTACCGCTCCGCCCATGGGTTCCCATTTGGTGCCGTCCCAAGCGTACTCGTTGGCGTCTGCGGTCACGTGCCACATATCGCCCGTCTTGTTGCCCTCGACCGGCAGCTCGGCCTTGGTGGCCTTGACGCCCTTGTAGGTCAGCGCGGACGATACAGCTTCGGTGATCTTGCCCTGCAACTCGGCTTTAGCGGCGTTGACCTTGCTGTCAACGCTGTCCGCGGTCGCGTAGCCCTTGGCGGTGATTGCGGACTCCACCTGAGTGGAGGTCTGGTAGCCGAGCGTCTTCACCGCAGCGACGGCAGCGGTCTTGGCGGCGTCCGCCTTGGCCTGCGCGCCGCCGGGCGTCTCAAGCCCGAGCGACGCCGCCGTCTGGTTACCGGTCGCGACCTCGTGCCCCTCGATGGACGGCTTGCCCGTAAGCGCAGAATAATCTCCACTGAAGCTGGAAGAACCAGCGTTGTTGATCTTCTCCACCAGCGCGTCCGTCAGGTTGTTGTCCGAAAGCACCTTGTAGGTGTCCTCCGAACCCGTCTTTAGCTCCTTCCGGACGAACTTCTCTTTTATCTTCGCCCAGAAGTGGATAAGCCCGTCCTTGTCTAGGAAGTTGGTTGCCATTCTCGGCCCCTTTCTATTTACAGATATCTTCAATCTCAGCGTTGGTTATCTTGTCCACGTTGGACGTGCCGGGTTCGCCACGGTCTCCCTTATCGCCCTTGGGGCCTTGCGGGCCGGTTTCGCCAGCGGGGCCAGCGGGGCCAGCGGGGCCGGTCGCGCCCGTGGCTCCCGTCTCGCCGCGCTCTCCTTTGGGGCCTTGGATGCCTTGGGGGCCTTGCTCGCCTTGAGCGCCCGTGTCTCCCTTGGGGCCTTGCGGGCCGGTTTCGCCAGCGGGGCCAGCGGGGCCAGCGGGGCCGGTCGCGCCGTTGAAGTCCCCGCGTTCCGCCGCAGCCTTGATATTGTCGGCGATTTTCTGCGCGGCGGTGCCCTTTTGCTCAGCAGTTGCCGCCGCGCTGGTTGCTGTTGATGCCGCGCTATTCGCCGCGCTGGTCGCTTTGTTGGCGTTGCCGATCGCGGTAGACGTGTCCTGTTGTCGCTTGTTTTCCGCTTCAACTCGCGCGGCTTCAGCTCTCAAACGCGCCGTTTCGGCATTTTGACGCTCGTTTTCGTGCGAAACGCGCAAATTCTCGGCTTGAATTCGCAAATTCTCGGACGAATCTCGCCCGTTCTCGGCTTCCACGCGCTGCGTCTCCGCGCCAGCTCGCGCTTGCTCGGCTGCGTCTGCCTTCGCAATGGCTGCGTCCGTGTCATCCTTGGCTTTCTCAGCCGCCTTGCTCGCGGCACCCGCCGCACTGTTCGCCGACTTGACAGCCGCCGCGCTGTCTTTCTCGCGCTCTGTTTCGGCTGCGGCACGCGCCGTCTCAGCCGCAACGCGCAGGGCTTCGGCTGCTTCGCGTCCGTTTTCCGCTTCGACACGCGCGGCTTCAGCCGCGAGAAGCTGACCCCACAAGTCGGGATTGTCATCGCTCGGGTCAATGCTGCCTGTCTCGCCTGACTTGACAACCACCAACGGCATTCGTTCTTGTTTTGTCACGATGCGGACGGCACCGCCAACGTAGCCGATTAGGCACACGCTGAGCGCTCCCGCTTGCTCCATGAGCGCGGACGGGATGCGGACGGTAAGCGTCTCGTCTACCATGTAGCGCATAGGCTTGGGATTGCTCGCGTTGCACAGTATGAGCGCTAGCGTATCGCAGCTTGTAAACTCGCTGTCAGCGTCAACGCGGATGGTGTCGGAATTAAGTCCGTGCTGCACTACCTCGCGCTCGTCCCACGTTATCGCGCGGTCGCGCACCGTTGCCGTGTGTATCAGCATGTTTAATCACCTCCATCCATATAAGCCGCCTGCTCCGCTTCAAGCTCCCTCACGCGCTCCCTGAGCCGCGCCCGTCTCTCGCGGATGGTCGCGTATTCCTCGGCGGTCAGCTCGCCGTCGATGAATTTGAGCGCGTAGTAGTCCGTTGCCGCCAACTCGGCCATGGCCTCGTTCAGCTTGTCGCATACGGTCGGCTCCGGCGCGTCAACGTACGTGTAATAGGGCCTGCCGTCTTCGTCAAATTCAGATTCATCCATCACAAGCGCCTTTCAACAGCCATTATCTCGATTCGCACCGATGGGATGGTGCCGCCGACCTTGTACGGGCGCGTGACCACGATGGGGCCGATTCCGTCAGTGTCGCGGTTGTAGGACGTGGAGAAGCACCATTCGCCGAAGCCCGATGCTCCCATGATCACGATTGGCAGGTTGCTGTACGTGATGTTGTCGAACGTCGATGGCCACCTGACCGTCCAAGACCAGTCCGAAAGCGTCCACTCGCCCATGCCGCCGAAGTATTTCGGTGTCGCGACGTTGGCGAGCGGAATCGAGCAGTACGCCACCGTCGGCGCGTTCCTGGCATTTGACGGCTTGAAAGACCACCAATAGGCCGTTCCGGTCGTCGGTTGCGCGCTGTTGCCCCTCGTGATGCTTACGTACGCCCTCTCCTGCGTCATCGAAAACGACTTGATCAACTCGTTGACGGTCGTGTCGTCCGTGTAGCTAGTTGCGAGGACCCAGTCGCTCGCGTAGAACGCGCCCGCCCTGCTCTCGGCGGTCTTGCAGACTTTAAGAGCGCCGGGGTTGGAGACGTTGACCCAAAGGTCGCCGCGGTCATAGGGGCCTGTGGGCTGAGACGTGAACACGCGCCGCTTGCTGTCTGCCGTGTCCTCGGCCCTGCTCGCCGCGTTGAGCGCGTCCTGTATCCGGCTGTCGGTTATCTGCTGCCACGCGCTGCCGGTCCAGCGGTAGACGTAGCCGTTGCTGGTGTTGTAAAAAAGGTCGCCAGCGTGGGCTTGCTTCTCGTCCGCGCTCCATTGGCTCGCGGGGATGTTGCCGGTTGTCGGCGTGTAAGAGTAGAAATGCGTCTCCACCTTGCCATCGATTTGCGTACCCAAATCGCCCAGCGCGCCCGCGAAGTCGATCAGCTCCTGCTCCTGCTTGCTGATTTGCTCGGACAGCGCGTCAAGCGCGTAGACGACGTAGACGCCGCCCTGCTTGATGATACTGACCGTATCGCCGACCTTGACGGGCGTCGAGGTGCGCAGGTAGACCGTCTCGCCGGTGTCGGCGAGACGAACGGAGATGGAGCCATCGGCGTTGACCTGCGTGACGGTGCCGATTCTCACGGATGTTGCATCATCGCCGCTCACGGCGCTGCCCATGCCCGCGAAGCTGAAGAGCTTCTTAGCAAGGTCTAATTCGGTGCTAATCATTTTACAGGCACCTCAATTTCGTCTTGCACATGCAACCGCGCCCAAGCTCCATCTGTATCTCCTCCACTATCGCGTAAACGCTGTAGAGCGGAACCATCTGCGGGTCGGTCGAGTTGATGTACTGCACAAGATTGCCCTCGCGCAATCCCGGCACGGATACGTGCTCTATTACTAGAATCGGCTCGCTGCTCGACACCTCGTTTAGCTTGCGCTGAGCCATCGCGGTGAGAGATGCGTGGTCGCACGGGTCGCTCACCTTGAGGTCATACGCCTTGCGCCTGCCAAGCCGCTCGTAGCTGTATGGATGCGTTGCTGGTAGGTCAACGTAAACGGAATCGCTGAGCGGGTACGGGTCGTAGTTATCCTTGGACGGGTCGTCTTGCTTGCTTTGCCGCGCGAAATGCGCGACAACGCGGTTGTAGGTATCGTCCGCGCCGTAATCGAGCTGGTAGCCCGACTTGTAGACGCAGTTCTCGCCGTCCTCGAACACGTAGGCGAGCGGTCTGTTGATGGGGTCTATGTACCTGCCCCACGTTATGTAGCCGTCCTCGTCCACGCCGTACTCGCAACCAGTCCACATGGCCAGATCGTCAAGCACCTTGCTGCGCTTGGTGCCGACCTCCCACCAGACGGGGACCGTGTGCGTCCTGTTGGCGTCAACGCCTTGCAGCACCCGCAGCTTGCCGCCGTCCGTCTCCAACAAATCGCGTATCTCGCCGATGATGTTGGTGCCAGCCGGCCTTGCAAAGTCCCTCGCGCACACGTCCGCTGTCGCTCTGAGCAATGACGAATAGAGCGACACGTCGCGCGTGGAGTGGTGGTACTGGGCTTGCGCGCTCTCGCCGTCCACGAAAAGCGTTGCCAGCGTCTCGCCGTGCTGGTATCCGCCGGGCAACGTGATCGTGTGCTTAATCCTGATCATGCGGTCGGTCGATGCGTTGTGCAGCCCCAGGCTCGCCGTCACGCGGTTGTCCGCAGACGTGGCGAAGGTGATCGTGCCGCCCTCCACCACGTCCACGGTCTCGCCGGTCTCGACAAGGCTCACGGGGTCTACAAGATAAAAGCCGTAATCGTCCCGCCTGCCAGATGCAGCCCAGTTCATGCCCATCAGCCGCCCACCTCGCTACCGCTTATATCGACCGTATACAGCTCCGGCGTTTTGGATGTGATGTCAACGCTGGGCACTATCTTGTAGCGATGACCCAGCGGGTCGCGCAGCGTCATATCTCCTTGCTCGCACATCGCGAGCAGCACGTCGTACTCGTCTGGCTCGATGACAGCCGAAAGCGACAGCTTGGCAGTCCTGCCCTTGCCGTAATAGGCTGACTGCCTAGACTTGCCAGCGATCTTGACCACGTCCGCGACAGGCTCGGCTGATATGGATACGCCGCGATCGCTTCCGCTCAAGAACTTGGTTAGCGCAACGCTCGCGCTTTCGGTGCTCACGATGATCGCGTCATTTCGCCCGCTCGAATAAGCGGACACGCGATTGGAGACGCCTGAGACAGCGCCGGCAGCCGTGTAGCCTATGGCTTCGAAGTAGAGCGTCTTACCGAACGGTGCGCTGCGGAAAACCGCCGTGCCGCCGTTGGATACGGTGATGGTGTCGTTGCTGTACTCGCTATCGACCATCTTCACAACGGCGTACTCGAAGGAAACTTCCTTGTCATTGGTGTCGCTTACCTTGATGCTGATTTCCTCGCCCTGCCCCGTGACGGTCAGCTTTGGCGTGGAGCACTTGCGCTCGTCCTTCACGGTGACCGTGCCGGACATGCTCGCGAACTCCATCGCTATAGGGCGGTAGACCGCGTTGAGAGCGATGTTGAGGTAGATGCTCTTGCCTATGACGTGCTGCGTCAGGTAGCTATCGTCAATCTCGATTCGACCGTTGGCGGTCACCGTGCCGGTCGGGGCCTGGTTGAAGAGCGGCTGACCGTCCACGGTGCAAGCGCCTCCGCTGACGCTGTTCAGCGTCTGGCAGTAGTAGCGGTCATCCGTGCGCGTCCAGTTGGTCGTGTAGGTGATGGCCAGCTTGCCGTCCGCCGTGTACTCCGCGCCCGTCAGGTTGTACACGGGACAGTAGCCTATGGAGCAATCGAGCGTTGCCAAGTCGCTATGCGTGTTGCCCTCGTAAACCATTCCCGCGCGGTATTTCGATTGGCACGTGACGCGTAGGTCGATGCTGTCGTACCTGCGCCTGCTAAAAAGCCAAGAGCCGCCGGCGAAGTCGGTCAGGAAAGAGTCGATGTCTAAGCTGTGGTTCCACCAAGTGCGCGAACCGCTGTAGGGTTTGTTCTCGTTGCACTGAGACGCCATGAAAGTGCCCTTGTAGTCATGCCATGCGCCGGCACCGGCGGGGGCACCCTTGATGGTGCCCCTCGCGCTGACCGTGATGGTCCACGATTCGTTCCAGTCGTTTCCGAATTCGGTTGACCATACGAGGCGGATGTCTCGGACGCCGTAGCCGCCGTCCATGTCCTCGTGTATCAGGATGCCGTCCGTGCGGCCCTGCGTGGAGTAGTTCGGCCCGATGTTAAGGGAAAAGTTTTGGACGCCCATTTAAGCCCTCGCCAGCCTTTCCCAACCGCTGATGATGTTGTAAACGCGCTCGGCTTCGGCCTTATCGCCAGCGGTCAACTGCAGCTTGTCGATGTAGTAGTTGGTCACCGTGCCGCCGCCGCCGATGCTGTCGGCAATGGCGGTCGCGAATGGCAGCATCCTACGAGACGTGAGCGGCACAACCGCTTCAGCGCCGCGCTCGCCGACGCCGACGATCGACGCGCCGTCGAAAACGCCGCCCTTCGCGTACCAGTTGACCCCGACCTTTGGGACTCTGCCGCTCTTCGCGTCGAATTTGCCGCTCATATAGAAGTGCGGTAGAGCGCCCACCTGTATGCGCGGCAGCCTGAGCCTGCAAGATGCGACCTCGGATGCCATGCGCCTGCATGCGCTCGCAATCGTCGCCGTTGCTTTGGATGCGGCGGCGGTCGCGCTCGTCGCAAGAAGGTTGAAGGACGCTGCGGATGCGTTCGCTACAGCGGGCAGAGCGCTTATTGCGGCTGCGAGAACCATCGAGGAAGAAGCGGAGGTTTTGAGCGAACCAGCCATGTTATTCGCGCTGTTGCCGGCAGCGTCAAGCGCACCCTGCGCGAGTCCGCAAGCAGCGCCGAAAGCGCCGATTCCAGCCGCCGCCGCAGGTGCCGCGCTGCCGACTGCGGGCAGGTACCTGCCCATGTTTTTAACGCCATTGCCGCACGTCTTTATGCCGCCAGCTATCGCGTTGACGGCAACGGAAAAAAGCCCGAACGCCGCCGCCGCAACGGTCACGCCAGCGCCGACAGCGATCAATCCGACCGACAGCACCGTCAGGCCAGCCGCGAGCACCAAAGCGCCGGCGCCGGCCACGATCAAGCCGGGGCCGAGAACCAGCGCAGCCGCGCCGACAGCGGCGAAAGCAGCCGCCGCGCTCATGCCGTACGCGCTCACCGTTGGCAGCTGCGTCGCGAGCAGCGACACGCCAGCGGTCGCGAGCATGATGCCGGCGCCGACCATTAGGACGGCAGCGCCGAACGCCGCCATGCCGACGGCGCCAGCGGTCAGGGCCGGTGCAAGCGCAGCGGCACCTACGGCAAGCAGCGCTACGGCCCCGACAAGGGCCGTGAGCGCGACAGCCGCCATGGGGCCAGCGTTTACAATCTGTATCGCAGCGTTTGCAAGCAGCCACAAGCCAGCGGATGCCAAGGCAACGCCGGCTCCAAGCGCGATCACCGCTGCGGCAGCCGCGAGAATCTGCGTTGCAGACGTTGAGCCGGCAGCGCCGGCGGCAGTTTCTCCAGCAGCTGTTTCGAGCAAGCCGGCAGCGGCTTGGGAACCCTTGCCAGCGATGTTCGAAATCGCGCCGCCGATAGTCTTGAACGCGCCAGCCACCTTAGCGCCGGTGCTGACGAGCTTCGCGGTCGCGAACGCCGTACCGATCAGGCCGATCGCGGTCGCAACGCCCTTTGCCTCCGGCGTGAACGTCTCGAAAGCCGCTTGCAGGCCAGCCAGCGGGTCACCCGTCGATTCGCATACGCTAACGAACGTTGAAATAGCCGTGTTCATGCCGTCAAGGACGGGCGCGAGCGCGTCATTGGCCATGTTGACGAGTCCGGTGAGCGATGGCTGCAGCGTCGCGAACGCCTCTCCAAGGCCTCCGACAACGGTAGCCTTGAGGTTCCCGAACGCGCCCTCGAACGTCTTCGTTGACTTAGCGGCTTCAACGGCAGCGTCCTCGAAACCGAGCTGCATAATCGCCTGGTTGAACTCCTCGGCTGTAATCTCGCCCTTCGCCATAGCATCGCGGAAGTTGCCAGTGTAGGCACCGTTTTTCAGCATGGCTTCTTGGAGCTTGCCGGATGCACCGGGTATCGCGTCCGCCAGCTGGTTCCAGTTCTCCGTGGTCAGCTTGCCCGCGCCCGCCGTCTGGGTGAGCACCATGCCGACGCTCTTGAACGTCTCCTTGTTGCCGCCCGCGACCGCGTTGAGGTTTCCCGCGGCTTCCGCCAGCTTGTCGTAGTTCGGAACCGCGTTCGCCGCGAGCTGAGCGGTGGTGTTCTGGATGTCGGAGAGGTCGTAGACCGTTTGGTCCGCGTACTTCTTGGTGCTCTTCGTGAGCGCCTCGATCTGGCTGCCGTCGACGTCCGCGAAGTCAAGCGTCTGCTTGAACTTGAGCGTCGCGTCTGCCGCTTCGCCAGCTTCGCTGATGATGCCGCCGAACCCGACGGCGGCTGCGATGCCGCTCGCGACTCCGAGCACGGACTTTAGGCTCGTCCCTATGCCCTGTATCGGTTTGTCGGCGGCGGCTGCGATGTTGCTGCCGTATGCCTTTCCGACCTTCTTGCCAGCGGATGCCGCGTTCACGCCCGCCAGCTCCTTCGATACGACGCTTTTAACAGATTCGCTGAGTTTGGGGTAGATTACTAGGGTGCCGCTCGCCACTTGGTTAACTGCCATTAATCAGCCCCCTTATTCATATTTAAAATTCTGTCTACAAACTCTTTGTCCGTGGCTTCCGCCTTGCGTAGCGCCGCCGATTGCTCGCCCGGTCTTTGCAAAGGCTCCGGCGGCTCCGCGCCCTTCTTCTGCGCTTCTTTAGACTTTGACCAGCAAATCCATTCAATGCCGTCAACTACCCTCGCAAGTAGGTAGTCCGTTGTGCCCCATTGGAGCTGTTCGCAATCTGCTTTAGCGCAACGCGATTCAAGTGGTAGGTTGGCCGCGAGACAGGCGGCATGGGCATAGCTGTAATCGATGCCCATGCCGTCAAGATTGAGGTTGTAGAACTGCTGAAAATCAGCCCTCAGCTTATCAGGCTCGGTTTCCTCAAGCCTGATAAGCACCGCTAGTTTTTTGCGGTCGTGCTGTCCCTAACGCAGGCTTCGTAAAGCTGCACCAGCTTTGCAGCGCTGCCGCCAAGCTTCTCGGCGTACTCGTCATCTTTGCCGCAAAAGATGATGCTCATAGCATCGAAGTAGCCCACGGGGTCTTTCTCAACGTTCGTGATAGCCTTGGTGAGCTTGTAACTCACGATCGCGTCTGCATCGTATTCGAACTCGATGCCTTCGAACTCGGCGGTCTTGATGTTCCTCTTCTCAGGCATTACACACCACTCGCAGTGGTCTCGGTGGACTCGTAGATAAAGCGCTTGTAGCAGCCAAGGGTCGCGTCCTTGTAAAGGTTGTAGGTGCATTCGCGCGCGAACAGCTCGCCGCCGCCGACCTGCAAATCGCCAAGCTCGCTGAGCTGGCAGTCGGGAACGACGATCATCATCTTGCGACCGTTCTTCAAAACGCCCTTGAACACGCCGCAGCGGTGCGGTAAGTCCTCGCCGGTGTCCTTGACATCAAGGACGCCGTTAGCGTCGGTTACGTTCGCTTCGCCGTACTGCTCGGCTTGGGCGCTCTTCTTGACCTCGAGATAGGTGAGCGTCATGCCCTTGCTGATCTCGGTTGTGGCGCTGTCCACCTTCTCGCCGTTGAGGTCGGTCTTGTCCTCGGTATCCTTTTCATCCGAAAAGTTGATGCCGTCCTCTGACAAGAAACCTTGATTGACGAATTTGGTATCAAGTGCCCCGTCAATCGTAGTGGGCAACGTGGTACCAAGCGGCGCGGTGAACCAGTAACCGCCGGCGATGCCCTTGGCAGAAGAGACGTTCTTGGTCTCGTTCTTAACCTCTGCCATGTACTACCTCCTAATCATTTGTTTGGAGCACGCAGAAAAGGCTCACGCGCGGTGAGCCTGTGTCTGGGTCTGGGTTTTCGTAAAATGAATTGATCTCGCAGGTGAAGACGTTGTCGATGCCATCCGGCATCTCGGCCAGCAGGCGCTCCACCTTGCCGCCGAGCGTGTTCGCCTCGAGCTGCGTCGCGGCCCAGCAGTCGACGGCCGCGGTCGGGCTGCACACGACGCCGGTCCTGCCGCCTCCGGTCCTCTGCACGACGCAGAACTCGCGCGGCCTGTCCGGCGGGACCTCGCAGTAGGCGTCGACCCCGTTATCGATGAGCCATGAGATGACGGTCTTGGTAACGTCCAACATCCATCACCTCACAGGCACCTTTGCAGGATGTGGCGCTTCGCTTCCGCCCTGTCTCCGTGCGGCGTGGCGCTGTCGACGTAGCCGATCGCGGTGACGCCGTCGGTCTTGACCTTGGCGATGAACGGGTCGCCCATGTCGTCGGCGCTTACCATGGAGCACGCCTTGCTCGCCGCCGCGTCGGCCAGGCGCCTCAGCTCCCCCACGACGCCGCTCGATTTCAGGCATGCCTGGATGCCCCTCTGGTTTCCCTTGATGCCGGCAAGCTTAACCCTCACAGGCGCTCACCTCCACGTTCCGGTTCCATGGGGTCGGGCAGTTGTCCAGGCACGGGCGCGGGTCGCCGATAACCTCGTACCCGCGCCCGTCGATGATGACCGATGCGCCGCGAAGGCTTCGCTCGTAGGTTTTCGGGAAGCAGAGCGTATAGCCGACGAATGAGCCGTTCGTCCGGGTGCCCTCGCCCAGGTCGCTGGTCGCCCCGGGGTGGACGAGGACGTTCTCAACGGTCTCGGCATCCTCCCGCGTCTCCGGGTAGCCGTCGACGTATGTTTTCGACCTCCGGACGACGGTCACCGTCTCCCCTTTGAATAGCTGCATCATCGGCCTCCCGCCAACTGGTCCTCCGCCGGCTCCGCATACGGGGATACGCTTCCGATCCTCGGGCCGGAGAGGCCCAGGCGCCTGCGCTCCGACCTCGTCATGTACATGTCTCCCGACGGGTTCGCCAGGGTGACGGACGCCGAGTACGAGCCCGCCGTCTGCGTGTACTGGGACGCCCCCGCGAAGTCGCATTGGGATCCGGCAGCCCGGTTGACGATGCCGCAGCAGACCGCGACGACGTTGTCGTCGAACACCGGGCGCTCGCCCTTGGCGTACGGATGGCCGGTCTTTCTCTGCCACTCGGACGCGATGAGGGCCGAGGCGTCATCGAGGAGGACGGTGAGCCTGCGGTGCTCGATGCCCTCGCCGTATCGCGCCTCGTAGTCGGACGGCATGGCGAAGGACTCCATCTACGCCTCCTCGCCGAGTACAATCTTGAGCAGCTCGTCTCGCTTCGCGCGCTTGGGGAGCTCGATACCGTGCTCGATCGCGTACGCCCTGATCTCGGCTACCGAGCTGTCCTCGTCGATAACGGAAGTCTCTTCGGGCTCATCGGATTCCTGCTCTTCTTCCGGTTCCTCTTGGTCGGCGGCGGAAAGCGGCGGCGTCAGATGCCCTGCTGGAGCGTATCCGCGGTCGATGTAGCGCTCCGCCGCCTCGTCGGGAACCTCGATGTGTATGCCCGTGTAGGGCGCGATCATCTCGACCATCGCTCTAACCCGAGTAGGTGTCGGTGAGGCGGTTGAAGTAGTCGGTGCTGGTGACGACGAAGCCCACCTCGAGCTCGGCGCGGACGGCGAACATTCCGCGCTGCCAGAGGTTGATCTGGTTGCTGCCGTCGTTGATGGTCGCCTCGGTGGAGATCTCCACGTTCACGTCGTTCACCATGCCGGTCACTGCCTGGTTCCAGTCTCCGACGATGCCGATCACGTTCGCGGCGGAGCTGCCCTTCTTGTATGCCGCCTGGCGCTTGATGGCGTTTACGCCGAGGATGGCGGACACGCTGCCCTGCGTGGCGGCGTTGTCGATGAAGATCGGTCGGCCGTTTTGGTCCTTGGCGCCCAAAAGCACCGGCTCGGCCTGCGGGGCGAAGACGAAGCCGTTGGCCTCGCCGCCGGCGATGGCGATGTTGGTCTTGGCGGTCACGAGCCCGTCGTAGGCGGCTTTCTGGATATCCACGGCGGTGCAGTCAGCGAGGACGTCGAACCCGGTGCCGGGGGCGGCGCCGTGGAAGACGGTCTTGTCGTACGCCTTGCCCAGCGCGGAGGGGATGCGCTCGACGATCGCGTCGTAGAGCGTGGACTTATCGCGCTTGAACTGGTTGGAGAAGGGGACGATGACCGCCAGGGTGAAGGGAATCATCTTCTTGTTGCCGACCTCGGGGGCGTCGACCTTCTGCTCGGCGGTCTCGGCGGTCACCCACGCTGCCTCGGGGTCGCCGGTGATCACGTCGAGGGCCACGCCGGGGCCGGGGATGGTCATGCGGCGCGAGAGCTGCATAACCGCGGAGGACTCCGTCACTCCCTGCAGCACCTCGGCGGCGACGCTCTGGGGGAGGGCAACGCCGGTGCTGGAGCGGTTGAGGTCGATTTTGGTGGTGGAGAGGGCCATAGTGGCTTCCTTTCTTCAGTGTTCTAGATCTGCGAATCGAACCATTCGTCGAATTCGTCCTTAGGGGTCTTGCGGTGCCTGGTCGCCGGCTTGGCGCCGTCTCGCCCGAATACCGGCGCGGCAGGGACGCCACCGGCGTACTCGCGGATCGCCTTGGCCTGCTCGACCATCGCCTCTCGGTCGGGCTGCGTGAGAAGGTTCGCGGGGATGCCGAATTCGGCCGCGACCTCGGCCGCGTCCGATGCTCGCTTGGCGTCCGCGCGCATGCGCTCAAGCTCCGCCTCTGCGGCCTCGGCGCGGGCGGTGGCGTCCTTGGCCTCCGCAGCCATGCGCTCGGTCTCGGTCATGCGCTCGCGCTTGATCTCGTCGAGCTCCTTGCGCGCCGCCGAGTTCTCCTTGGCGCGCTGCTCCCATTTCCGCGCTTCCGCCTTCCAGTCGGTATGCGGTCCTGGAGCCTGCGGCTCCGGGTCCGCGGCGCCGTGCGGCTCCGTCTCCTGGGTCTGCGGATCTTCCTGTGCGGTCATAAAGACCCCTTTCCCGCGCCGTGCGGCGCGTCGTTCTGCCCGTGCGGGCATGAAAAAACCGCCTCGGTCGAGACGGCTCGTTATGAAAAGCCCGCCGTGCGGCAAGCGGTTTTCCCGTATTTTGCTTGATGGCGCCCGCTCGGGCCCGTCTTGGGCCGGTCAGAGATCGACCTCGGTCGTCTTTATCCCGGCGAGCATCTTGCGGATGATCGACATCGCGCTATCTCCTTGTCCGAACGCTGGATTGTCAAAGCCTTCCGTTCAGGTAGTCGTCGATCTCGACCCTATGCCGTGCGAGGATGAGTTCGTATCGCTCGCGGCAACGGGGGCACAGCGCCCTTCCGCCTTCCAGCCGAATCCAGTCGGGGAGGGACCTCGCCAGCTCGAACTCCGCGGCGTCACCGTCGACCTCGACGGACTCGCCGCAGCGGTCGCATACGAGGATCTTCTTGGTTTCCAGGCCCATTTACCCATCCTTTCGTATTCGTGGTCTTTCTTTAGCTAGGCGCGCTTCCTCGGCACGTAGTACTTGCGATCGGTCGACACGCTCGATACGCCATTGACGTCGATGTCGATATGCAGGCGGGGCATTTCGGCGACCACCATCCTCCCCATGTCCGCCGCAAGGTCCTCGGCGTGCGCGTCCATCCACGCCGCGATGACGTGGATCTCGTGCGCGGCGGCGGCGGCGATTTCGGGACGATACTCGTTGATTGTGCATTGCGATGCCATTCAAGGACCTCCTTCGTAATTGGATCCGTGGGCGCCCTGCGTTTCCCGCGCGCGGGTCCGCCATGAAAAAGGCCCCTTGCGGGGCCATATGAGAGCACCAATTAGATTGCGCTGCTATAAGCCGAGATTGCTCATTATGAGCCCGGTTGCAACGGTGGTGCACGTCTGCTTCACGATGGAAAGAGACGTATCGCCGACGGCCCTGGATATTGCGTCTTTCGCCCTGTTCCATACCTGGGGCGAGCGGATAGCATCGAGGTAATCGTAGCCCTCCCACGTGAGCCCGCCGACCTCGAGCGACAACGGGTCTCCGCACGCGTCCCGCTTGACGCTTGCGGTCAGGAGCCCGTGGGCCTGCATAAGCTCGACGTGAAACGCGAGCCTGCTGATGTCCTCGCAACACTTGGCGAGCATGGCGTCGCCGATGGGGCCGTCGGACTTCTCGACGCTTATGAGGATGCAGCGGACAAGGTCTAGATCTCGCTTCACGTTAATCTGCCGCCTCTTCTTTATTCCGGAAGCATCCTTCTATCGATATAACGTCTTCAAGCGGAATGGAGAGGTCCTCTCCGTTATCTAGAGACAGGCATAGCTCATCGACGCCGGACGGGGTGTCTATATCCCAATCGATTCCGGTGAATAGGCCTATGTATACCTTTGAATCCGCGCACGTCACCCTTGTTCGAGAACCTGTCGACGCGGTGACTTCGTTAAACCTCATCTCCTCGCCTCCCGTATGTCGGCACGGCGTGAGTGCCAGTATTCGAATAATGGATTTTGAAGCTGCTCGTTTCGATTCTACCATGGTCAGTTTCGACGAATCCGATAACCCTTCCGGCGTCGACTGTTTCCTTGCGTGACCAGCTGCCGTCTCTGCTTGTCTCGGCCTTTCCGGTGCCGGATAGCTCGGTTACAAGGTCTTGGATCTCATCTAGTCCAATTGTGAAGCAGCTCGGGGCGATACCTCTGTCCATAGCGACCTTGGCGCTTTCCCTGGTGCCTGCGATATGGTTGAGTTGCTTTTGCCGCTTGATCTTCAGCGTTGCCGTTTTCAGGAACTCGTCGCGTTCTGCCGCACCTGCCGGTGTCCCCGTTCTGAACCAAGCGGCGCCTCGTCTTTCTATCTCGCTGCTGACTCGGTTGTTCAGGAACGCGTCGAAGGCCTCGCCCTGCTTGCCTCCGTGCCTCGCGATGTAGGCATCGCGCTCCTCCTCGGGCAGGGCGTCCCATTCGTCGCGGATGCCGCTTCTGCCGCCTATGGAGTCCAAGACCTTGTTGTACCGCTCGTACATGCCGTCCGGGTCGTAGCCCTCCGCGCCGTCATCGTCCCATGAGCACACGATGCGGCAGTCGCAGTTGTCATGCGTGTGGGATGCGCTCCGGCGGCTGTTGTAGTTGTACCCGAACGACGCGAGCATAAGGCAGAACCCGCACGTCTCGCCGCCGCCCGGGACTCGGGCGAACTTGGGCTTGAGCGGGTCTTTCGCTCCGTTCTCCGCGATGCACTCGTTGGCGTCTCGCCTTATCTCGTAGCCGATGCGCGAGCAGACCGCCTTGTTGAATCCGTCTACGTCGCCGTCCTTGACGATTCTGGACGCGAACGCGCGAATCGCCCATTCCGTTGCCCTCGGGTCGTGCGCCGTGTACGCCTTGGCGCCCAGCTTCTCGCCAACGCAAAGCTCGCGGGACGCGTCGTAGAAGTCTGCCGCCGCCTGGGCGGATGCGAGCCCGTATTCCCTTACAAGGATGTTAACCGCTTCCACAACGGCCTCTCTCGCCGCCGCGACATCCGACCAGTCAATCTTCTCAAGCAGTTTGAGCGCCTTCGCCTGCGCGTCCGCGCTGCAGGCGCTTATCTGCCTCGTGAGGTAATCGATGGCGGCGCGCGGGATCTGGGCCATTCGCTACCCCCTCGGGCTCTCGTCGGCGCCCGCCTGCCCGCCGCCCATGATGGCGATTAGGGCCTCGCGGTTGTCGCCAGCCTCCATCTCTGATTTTGTCCGGTTCCTCATGTCCTCGCTGAACCCGAGCATCTCCCAGAACACGGATGTTCCGGGGAACTTCGGCACCACGGCGGCGATCTTGACCATCGCGTCGGCCTGGCTTACGACGCTGGGCATCGCGGGCGACTTGAAGTGCGGCAGGATGTCGAGCTCTTCCTCGGTCAGCTCGGACAGCGCGACCCCGCGGTACGTCGCGAGCGCCATCTGGGCAACGAGAACCATCGCGTCGCTGTTGTCGTCGATGAGGGTCTGCGCCTCGATGATGAGCGGCTCGTTCGCGGCGTAGATCGCCTCCGCCGAGCTTGGGTTGTCGTGGATGACGCCCAATTGGGACACAGGCACGTTGGTCTCCCCGGAGAACCGCATCGCCAGCGCGCGCATGTAGTCGGTATGCGGCTGCATGCTGCCCTGGGAGAGCTGGCCGAACTGAGGAACGGATCCGTCGTCGTTCATGTCGATGTTGAAGATGTTGCCTATATAGGCTTCCCACTTCGTCTTCTGCTCGAACGGGTCCCCGTCGGTGCCCAGGAGGTACTTCTGCGGCGAGGTGAAGAACTCGGCGGAGATCTCGGTGCGCAGGGATTCCCTGACCGCCGAGTCGGTGAGCGACCGGACGGCCTTGCTGATGCGCGACTGGCCGAGCGGCTCCGCCTCGGTGGGGTTGTACGCCAGGGCGACCATCATGGGCTGCCCCATCTTGTGGGGCATCGACTCGTAGCCGACCGCGCCCTCCTCGTCCACGTAGGCGTGGACGGTCCTCGTCGCGGTGTAGAGCGCCAGCTCGACCGGCGCGCCCGAGGTCTCGTCGTAGTCCATGATCACCAGCCCGCGCGCGATCCGGCCCAGGCGCTGGTCCCAGACCGCGGCGCTGTCCTCGGCTGAGTGGGTCGTGATGATGACCGGAGGCTCTCCGGCCCGGCCGCGCGAGAGCGTGACGAAGTCGCATCCGCTGATCAGCTCGGATTCAACGGCCTGCCGGTGCTTGCGCTTGAGGCAGGACGTCTTGACCACGCGGGCGAGCTCCTTCGAAACCTCCTCGTCCTTCGCCGTGAAGCCGTCGAAGCGGATGCGGGAGGACAGCGCGCTCACCGCCTTCTTCGGCCAGCCCACCACGGTCTCGATGGAGCGGAGCGCCGGCGGGATCGAGATGCCGAGGTCCTTGAGCATGTTCTCGCCCTCGTAGTAACGGCGCCTCAGCTTGTTCTTCGCCAGGTGCTCCCACCATGTCTCGAGCAGCTCGTCCATGAGCTCCATGGCCTCGTCGTCGAGGCCGCCATCGATGGCGAGCGCCGAGACGAGCGCTCGGCTGTAGCTCTTCTTGCGCCACATCTTGTCATCGCGCATCATCGCACCACCGCCTTCCTGCCTGGTTTCCTTCTCGTGGTCATCGCCGCTCTGTGCGCCAGCGCGCACGATTCTATGAGCGTCGCGTCGCAGGTCTGGGTGCTGTCGAACCCGAACCCGTCCTTGCCTATGGTTCTCTTGGCGCTCAAAGTCGCGGAATCGGCCAGCGCCTCTTGGTCGTAATGCTCGATCGCGCCGCTCGACACGGCGTCTACGAGCATCGAGTTGGCGGCCACCACGTCCGCCGTCGACGGGAGCTTCACCGCCCGGCTACTCACTCCGGAGGACGACAGCCTCTCGGCGAGCGCCGCCGCGTAGGTTTTGCCATCGACCCAGACCTCCGAGATCTTGTCCTTGCGCGCGACCACCCACCGTTCGAACCATGATGCGCCGCCCGACATCGACCGGTTGTCTATGCACTCTATGTACGGTTTGCCGCCCTGCGGCCTTATGCAGATGGACAGGGACCCGCTGGAGCCGTCCGGCGCGAACTTGATGCCGACCGTCATCACCCCGACCGCCGGAGGGTCGTACGTGGTGCACGACTCCCAGTCGGCTGCGGAGATGAGGTGCTCGACCTCAATCTCGAGCATGAAGAAGCAGAGCCTCTCCTGCGCGAAGCTGAGCGGCTCGGTGTACGTGTCCCGCTCGGACCTGACGGTCTCGATGGAGATGCGGGTGCCGAGGGCGGGGTTGGTCCTCCACCACCACTCCTCGTCATCGATCTGCTCCTCGAGCCGGCGCGGGTCGTCGAGGACGAGGGACCACTCTGCCCAGCAGAGGTCGTCCGGCTGCTTCTCGTGGACGGTCTTGCGCAGGTGCTGGAAGAAGGTACCCGTCGACTCGGGGGTCGGTGGGGTGCCGCAGTAGATGTACTGGGGGTTGTGCCTCGGACCTGCGGAAGCCGTCGACAGCATCGCCTTGAGGTGCGAGTCGTTGAGCTCCTGGGCCTCGTCTGCGATGACGACGTCCACCGTGAATCCGCGCTTGGCGGACTTGGTGCGCGTGGAGAAGTAGATCGCCGCGCCGTTCGAGAAGAAGATGGCCTCCTTGCCCGTGCCCTTGCGCACGGAGCGGACCTTCTTGTTGAGTTCCGGGTACTTCGCCTCCGGGTCGCGCGCCTTCTCGCCGTAGAAGCCCTTCATCCTGTCGAAGAGCTGCGTGACGGTCGAGTAGTCGTGCGCGGTGTAGAGGATCATCTCGCCGAGGGCGATGCCGATGTGGATGCGCATCTCGATCAGGAGCGTCTTGCCGTTCTGGCGCGGGACCGCCAGGCCGCATCTCCTGTGGACGTAGCGCTTCGTCTCCGGGTCGACGGCGAGCCAGTCGCGGATGGCGTCGCGCTGCCACTCGTCCAGCGGCGACCCGAGCGCGGTCGAGAGCTTGACCGCGGTGTCCCCCAGGGACTTCTTATAGGGGAGCGACCGGTGAAACGTCGGTTGCTGGCATCCCCGCCTAGTAGCCTGAGAGGTCCAGGAAGATGCCTTCGATGGTCGATGGGCCGCCATCGGCATCCTTCCCTTCTAACTCATCGATCGCCATGACCGTGGCCCTGTACTCGGACGAGATCCTCGTGAGGCCCTGCCCCTCCGATGCCACCAGGTGCCCGTGCAGGATGTCGCGCAGCTCCCGCAGGCGCCCGGCGGTATCCTGGGCGCCGTCCTCGTCGCCGACGCGCGAGTCCCTGGCCTCCTCGGATTCCACCGGTTTCGGGACGAGGCGCCCCTCCTGCCTCAACTCGGCGAGCCTGCGGTTGACCGTTGACGTGCCGACGCCGCATCTAGCTGCGAGTTCGCGCTGGCTCATCCTGCCCGCGTGGTTGATGAGGTACTCGTCTACGGCGGGGCTGACCTTGCCCCTGGCCTTGGCCTTCATGGAACATCACCGCCCCCTGGGAGAAAAAATAGCCCTAGGCCCCCGGGAGGGCTTCGCTGTCGGGGGAGGGGATGCCCCCCCCTGGTCCGATCGGCTCACCATTCCCGCGAATGGGGCAAGGGTTTGTTCTTCGTCTTGATGACTGATGTCTTGTTGCTCTTGCGCTGGTTGCAGATGCGATGGGCGGGTTGCACGTTCTCGATGTCGTAGGGAGACCCGCCCTTCGACACCGGCACTATCTCGTCGAGCTCGTAGCTCATCGGGTGGCCGGCGGGCAGGCTGTAGTCTATCGGCCTACCGCATAGAGCGCACGGCAAGCCCATCGCCCGCACCCGCTTCCTCAGCGCGTTGCGCCTGGATCCGTTCGAGCGCCTCGGGTTTCCCTTGGCCATGGCTGGCTCCTATCTGATCGCGGGCCGGCGCACAGCTTGCGGAAGCGTCCGGCCCGCCCCTTGCGGGCGGTAGCAAAAGGGCTCCGTCTCCGGAGCCCCATCCTCAGCGCGAGTGCGCACTATATCTAATAGCACTTTTAGGGTGCTCACTTAGTGCTCAAAACTGCTCACTAAGTGCTAAAAAGTGCTCAGTTTGCGCTATATTGCGCTATATAACCTGCGTATCTTTGTAAATTCTGTGAAGAAGCCCCTCAATTCCTGGTCCCGAATCTATCCAGTCGAGGGCGTCGGACACGGCGCGCCGCACCGACGCAAACGACCGCCCCCTCTTCTCCGCGATCTCCGAGTAGGTCATGGCTAAGACGTAGCGGTCCAAGAGTACGTCTCGCCACAAGGACGTGGATGCGCGCCCTGCGTCGCCGACCATCCCTATCACCGCGATCGCCTCGTCCTGCAGTTCGACCATTCCGTCGAGCTTGCGCTCAGCCCGGTCCCTCGCATCCCATAGCGCCGACAGCTTGCCGGTCATCCTGTCTGGGTCCCTGTACCCGCAGCATGATCCGGTCGACCCGCCGCCGAGGGAATCGATCCTCGATTCCCAGTAATCTAGGGTCTCCTCTGCCCGGCGCACGTCGGCCACCGCCGTGCGCACTTGATCGAAATACTCGCGCGAGGTCATTCGGTCTCCTTCTCGTGGTAGGATATCCGGTGCGACTCGGATGCCACGCTAGGGGGTTCCGAATGACGGGGGCGGGGTAAGATTGACCTGCGCCCCCGTCATTTTCTATGCCGGTTTTATCTTTTCCCGGTCTTGTGTTTGGTTGGCTTATCGCTGTTCTCCGTCTGATAGTCGACGTGCAGCTTTTCCGTCTTCGGATCGGGACACCTGTCGGTGCAGCTTCTCAGGCCATCGATATGCTCGTTGAGTTCTGGCTTTATATCCTGCCACATCGGATCGAGGACGAAGTCGATTCCCTCTCTCCTCGCATGTTTTGCGGCTGGCACAAAATCACTGTCTCCTGCAATAAGAATAATCTGGTCGACCTGATGCTTGCTCGCCAGCGTCGCTATATCGATGCCGATTCGCATGTCAACGCCTTTTTGGACAAAATCTGGCTCGAAGTCGGAATCTTTAAGATCTGCAACAGATATTTCGTTGCGGCATAGCTTGTTGACCGTTCTCTGCTTGATTCGATAACCGCTTTCTTGCTCCTGAATCTTGCCCATTCGCAGAGCTACCTTACGTTTGTTGGCGAGTTCTGCATAGAAGTCGTTGGACCATTTGTAGGTCTCGGTCTTCTTCATGTCAATTGCGCGTTTGTGCAGTGGGTGATATAGGTTGGTCGATAGCGGTGGGCAATCATAGTAGAAAATGCGGTAAAGCCTGCTCCTATAGCCCGAGACCGTTAGGTGACGAGTGCAGTAGGCTACAAGTTCCTCGGCCCTGTCCTTCGGGGGCTTATCTCCGAATAGATGATATGCGCGGCGGCGATAGAACGCCCCGTCAACCAGGATTGCAACTTTGTCATCGAGGAGCACTGCTCCTGACTTTCTGCCGTGGGCGCACATTACCCCTCCAAACGAAAAATCCCCTGGTTTCGAAACATCCCTGATAATGGGAGATCTACTTCCAGAGGACTGCTATAGGCGACGACCAGACAAGGACGTTTGTCGTCTTGCTTAATAGTACATGGGCTCAGGCCCGTAATTGTGGCGACGGGGTGATTTTCGATGAATGGGGCAGCCTATTCGAGCGCCCTCCGTCACTTCCTCGCCACCTGGTCCTCGATCAGCAGCAGCTGGATGAAGCAGGCGTTGAGCATCATGTAGCAGGCGCCGCGGACGTCGCCGCAATACGACGAGGCGCAGGCGGCGACGAGCGCCAGGACGACCCCGGCGTGCAGGACGAACCTCATCTAGCGCCGCCCCCTTTCCATGGCAGCGGCGACGCGCGCCGCCGAGTTCGCCGGGACCCACGACGTCCTCCCGTGCTCGCCAGCCACCTGCACGCGGTGCCTCTCGAAGTCCAGCGCGACGACCTTGAAGGCTCCGCCATCGCCCTCGCCGTCGATGGTTACCAGGTCTCCCCGGTGCGCGGCCTGCCCGGATCCGTAGCGCGGAGCCTTCTGGGCCTTGCTCTCCGCGCAGGAGTACATGCGCTCGTGTCTCGGGAGCGTCGAGGTGCCCCCTTCCGATTCCAGGCTCATCGCGCGCCCCCTTCCACCGGCATGGTCTCCTCGATCTCGAGCATGGCCACCCTGACCGCGGCGCCGTGCGAGGCCACCTCCGCCTCGGCGAGCAAGCGGGTCGCGGTGGAGTACTCGACCATCCCTCGCGGCTTGGAGATCGCCTCCATGGCGCCCGCCAGCGCACCACGCGCCTCAGAGATCTTCTCCTGCGCCGCCTCCACGTGCGGCGAGACGTCTCTAGTCAGCGCCTCGCCCATGGGCTCCGCCTCGTACAGCTCCGTCCTTCGGAGCGCGTTATCGTCCGTCATTTGAGCTCCTCATCGTCCATCGACCCCTCCAGGTACTCGTTCCGCCGCAGGAGCAGGTCGATGGTGTCCTGGGCGTCCGAGAGCTCCTGCCGGAGCTTCGAGTTGACCTTCTGCATCTTGCCGACCTTCTGCCGGAGCTTCCGCACCTGCTCCCTCAGGGCGCTGGTCTCCTTGCGCTCCCTCTCCACCCTCTTCGTGGCCAGGAAGGCGGTCGGATCGAAGGCGCCCGACGCGTTGCGGCGCGGGTCCGAATCAGTCATCTTCATCCTCCTCATCATCTGTTTCAGAGAATTAGTTGTTCTCTGCAACGGGCTTACGGGGTATGGTCGCGGCGCGGGCGTCTACCTGCCGCGCGTCTCCCAGCGGCAGCTCGTCCTGGACGGCCGGCGCTGGCATGGTTCTGGCAGGGTTGCGGGCGTCCTCCGCGCGGGCCTTGGCGGACCTCTTCAGGTTGTCGAGGATCTTGGAGAACATGAGGGCGCGGTACTCCGGGGAGTCGGGCACGTCGCGCAGCAGGAAGTCGCTCGGCAGCTCGGAGTCCCTGAACTCCCTCCTCTTGGCCTGCGCCGGGGAGAAGGGCCTGCCGCATCTGGGGCAGGACAGGGTGGCGACGTGCAGCCATCCGCGGGACACCGACCGGCTCTTGAAGCCGTCGTCCTCCCATGACTCGACCTCCCGGTCGTCCGAAGCGATGGGGCCCTTGCGGGACACCACCCGCAGCGGCACGTCCATCTTGATCAGCATCGCGCCGCATACCGGGCACGCCATGTCGCGAGCGTAGCGGTCGTTCACGCGGTATCCGTCCGGCACCCTCATCGCGCGTCGCCCCTCTCGTCCCTGATGATCTTGGCCACGAGCGGGTAGGGGTTGGCGCCCTTTGACGGGTCGAACTTGTCGAGCCCGCGCCTGATCATGCGGGCGCACTCCTCGACGCGCTCGAGCGAGCAGTCGCAGCCCTTGGGGCAGAGCTTGGCCACCTGCCTGGCGAACCCGTCTATGGGCTGCCCGCCGGTCTTGTGGGCGTGGGTCGAGACGAGCGCGTCCCATGGGGTGTCGTAGGCCTCGCCGGCGTCGTCCATGTAGCCCCCGTGGGGGTCCGCGACCGTGCTCATGCATGCGAGCGGGTACGCGGTCGCGGCGAGGGACCTGAGAGAGGGGAGATCTGAATCAGATGATGAGCGGCGCGCGGAGCGCGCCGAGGCTTCTCTTATCTTCTCTTTACTTATCTTCTCTTCTCTTATCTTCTCTTCTGAAGGCTCGGCGTTTTTCGGAGCGTTCTTCTCCCTCTTCGGCGCTTCTCGGCGCTTCTCGGAACTTCTCGGCGATTCTCGGCGGTTCTCGGCGTTTTTCGGGGCGCTCTGAGAAGGGGCCGCGCGCAGCTCTATGAGCACGTACGGCGCGTCCTCGTCCGAGACCGACGCCTTGCCGGTCTTCTTGGCCTTGAAGTAGCGGCGCTGGATGCCGCGGCTGGTGAGCGCCGAGAGCTGCCTGTAGGCTCCCTCGTCGAAGATCTCGCACGAGATGCAGGACTCGATGAAAGAGTCCAGCTCCTCGCCGGTCATGCCCAGGTCGCGCGCCATCTTGCGGCGTTCGAACCTCCCGTAGACCAGGTAGAAGCCCTCGTGGTATATGCGCTGCATGAGCGCGAGCAGGCGCCCGTAGGACGCCCAGCGGGCGCACTCGTCGTCACCGCCAAGCTCCTCCATGAGCGCGAACACCTTCGGATCGTCGGCCATGTCGATGTCGACCGGCACGAAGTCGAGCGAACTTGCCATCTCTAACCTTCCTTCCTTGCGGCGTGCGCCTCCGCGAATCCCGAGGCGGCCGCGCTGTCTCGGCCCGGCATGACGGAGGCGTACAGCCTGAGGGTCGTGGCCACGTCCCTGTGGCGCAGCCTCTCCTGGATGGTCCTCATGTCGTAGCCGTTCATAAGCAGCCACGTGGCGTGCGTGTGCCTGAGCGTGTGCATGGTGGTCCCCGCCGGCATGCCGAGGTCGCGCGCCATCTCGCTGAAGTAGCGGGAGAGCGTCGACGGCCTCATGACGCCGCCGTTCGGCCTGTCCGTGACCAGGCACGAGTACTGGTCCGGCTTGGCCATCCACCTGTCCTGCCAGGCGATGTGCTCGGCGATGGCCCTCTCTACGTCCGGCGCCGCCGACACCGCGCCCACGCTCTCCCGTTTCGGCGACGGCTGGCGCCTCAGCACCGGCTTCTCGGAGACCGTCGCCTCGACGTAGACGTCGTGCACGGCGCGGCGCCAGCTGCGGCGCTGCAGGGCGCAGACCTCTCCGCACCTCAGCGCCTGGTTGAGGGCGATGAAGCCGGCGAACGCCGTCGTGCGCCTCTTGATGGACTCGCGGTCCGTGCCCCCGATCGCCATGTCGTCGGCGAGCGCGGCGACCAGCTTGTCCTGGTCCCAGTCGTCCAGCGCGAACGGCCTCAGCCTGTCGGGCGCCGGGGCGGGCACGTTGAGCATCGGGTTGACGCCCAGCTGCCTCTGCCAGACCCTGTAGGCGCCGGAGAGGAGCGCGTGCGCCTTGCGCAGCGTGTTGCGCCCTATGGGCTTCCTCCCCGGTCCCTCGGACAGCAGGATCCTGTAGGCCGCCGTGACCTCGTAGGGCTTCAGCTCGTCATAGGGGATGTCGCCTATGGTCGGGGCGATGTGGTTGCGCACCACCCCGTCGTAGGTCGACACGGTCGCCTGCGAGAAGCCCCTCTGGGGGTCGTGCACGTAAGACGAGAGCATCGAGGACAGGCGCTTGGACGATGACGAGGACGATGCCGGCGCGTACCCGGCGATCCACTCGTCCGCGAGCGCCTGCGCCCGCTTCTCGTCAAGGTCCGCCGGCCAGCTCTTGTAGGGCCTGATCGGCTTGCCCGTGAGCCTGTCGGTGCCAAGGTACGGCCTGGCCTCCCAGACGTTCCCCGCTCCTCGCGTCACCTTGAACTCCATGGCCTACTTCTCGCCCGCGTCGCATACGTCCATGCAGCGGCCCTTGAGCCATTCGTCGTCTTCCGTCATCGGCGCGTTGAAGCCCGAGGCGACGATGACGTTCACCGCGTCGTCCCACTCTCTCGCGCGCTCGGCGCGCTCCTTCGGCGAGAGCCATGACATGCCCATGAAGCCGCGCTCGACCTTGCTTATGAGCGCGAGCAGCGCGGTCACCCTCTCGTAGATCCCTACTCCCAGTTGGAGGATCCATTCGAAGTCGGCGTCCTCGCCGCCCGGCAGGTAGGGGACCGAGCGCCTATCGAGGGCCGCGTCATCGAGCTCCGGGCACGGGGTTATGTCTCCGGTCGCCGCCCATGCGACCATCCTGCCCGCGAGGTCCTTGCATGCCGAGTCGCCCCTGCGCCTGTCGATCTGCTCCTGGGAGAGCTCCTCCTTCTTGATGGCCTTGATCCCCTCCGGGACGTAGAACCGGACCTCGCCGTCCTCGTCGGCCACCGCGAAGCATCCCTCTCCGTATCCCTCGGTGATGTTCCGGAGTTCGTCGGGGGCCATCCAGCTGTAGAGCGTCCCGCCGGACTCGAGGCCGATCGGGGCCTCGTCCACCATCTGGACCCCGATACCGGCGAGGTACTCCGCGACCTCCTCCATGCGCTTCTCGCGCTTTATGCGCGACTTGATGCTCGTGACCTCCGAGTACCAGAGGTTTCCGGATGCGAGGACGCTGTCGCGGTCCTCGTCCCTCTCGAACTGCATGGCGGCGACCATCTGGTCGAGCGTGACCTGGGCGCCCTCCGGGACGCGCCGCGCGAGTTTCTTCGCCACCTTTACCTGCTCCCTGGTGGCGCGGCTCGCGCGGGAGACGGTCTGCTCATCGACTCCCAGGATGAGCATCTGCTGCACGCCCGCGGCGCGCTCCTCGTCGCTGAGGCGCAGCTTGTCGTCCGTCGCGAGCATCGCCACCATCTCGTTGGCGGCATCCATGTCGCATGCGACCAGGACGGGCACCATGACCTCGGCCTCGTGCCCCCTGTACATCTTCGACAGGGCACGGTAGCGCCTCTCGCCGTCGATGATCCTGTAGACGTTTCCGTCCCTCACCACCACGGGAGGGTTGACGGGTTCGCCGCCGGTGGCCCTGATGGCCTCTGCCAGCTCGTCTATCCCCTCGAAGTTCTTCCTCGGATTGGTGCCGCTCGGCCTTATGTCTGCCAGGGCGACTGATTCCTTGACGAAGTCCATTCCTTTATTCCTTTCGTCGCGGGTCGTTCGTCTCTTTCTCCCAGGCCCATCCCTGCCGCCCGGTCCGCCAGATCTCGTCGGCGGCCATCTGGGCCTGCTCCCTCGTCGCGCCCTCCGCCAAGTCGAGCGAGACGAGGACCCGCGCTCCGTGCGCGGGCAGGTAGGGGTCTCCCGGTAGCGGTACCGGCATGCGCCAGACGCCGCGCTTGTCGCGCTCGACGAGAGGCGCGCCCCGTCCTGCCGAGAGGCTCCCCATATCCCTCCTTCATCGTTGCGGGTCGACGCTGCCGTCCACGTGACCGCCGGATCGCCTTTCCCGGGATTCGCCGTGGAGAGGAGTTCTCCGAGTTCCTGCTTCGGGTCACTGTCACGGCCCGACCATCGCCGAGTCGATTTATGATCGTCCCCGGTACCCCGGCGGCCACGTGGGCGGCAGCTTCGGGAGGCGCGTTGAAAGCGGTCTCCCGTGCGGGAGCGTCTGGCGGAAGGCTTTAGCTCCAGACGCCCCCGCACGGGGGAACGATGGGCCGGACCGCATCTGGCCTAGCCCGCCCCTCGTGCCTACGATGCGCGAGCGATCGCCGCGCACGCGCATCCGGCGAGAAGGCCCGCGACCAGGACGGCGAAGAACGCCGCGGCGACGTCCGGGCGGGCGCCGGCGCCGAGCCTCGGGAGCGGAACCGCGGGGTCGTCCCCCGAGGCCGGCAGGCACTCGTCCGGGCCGTAGTAGTCATCGCAAGCGAACCAGTCGTCGGAGCCGGCACCAAGCGCGTAGAGCACGGTGCAGCCCTCCGGGTCCTTATCGCTCCAGAAACGCCCCTTGGCGCGCTCGAACGATCCGTCGATGAGCGTCTCGACCATGTGCGCGACGACGTGGTCGGCCTTGCGCGTGTAATGGAACTCGTATCTCATGTCCGTCCTTAATCCATGAAGTCGATGAAGCAGATGAGCGCGAGCATGATTGTCACCACGATCGCGATTAGGAGCAGCGGTAGCGGAGGCATCATGCCCCCTTCTGCATGAGCACGGCGGCGACCGGCATCCTGAGCACTTCGCTCTCGATGAGCCTGTCGAGGTCCCGCGCCGAGACGAGCATCCCGCGCGCCGTCCCAAGTCGCGGATGCGCGGCGATCTCGCCGCACGCTATGGCGGACCTTATGCGCTCTTCGCTGCAGCGCGAATAAACTGCCGCCTCCCTGGGAGTGAGCCAGGGGCTTCCGTAACGGTCTTCTCTCATCTCGGACCTCCTAGAACGGCCAGGGGAACGACTCGATGAATCCCGGCAGGGCCATGACGCCCAGGAAGCCTATGCCGCCGATGAATTGCAGCACGAGCTCACGCTGGGAATCAGTGAGCACATGGGCGGTTCTCACGTGAATTGTCTCGGTGAGCGTTCCTTCATATGAATAGACCTTTGCTTTGCGGGCTTTTATAGTTGGCTGCGCCATCGATCTTTCAGCTCCCATCTCACTGCTCGCTTATTTTTCGCCCGCCGAGATCGTCGAGGGTTACGCCGAATAAATCGGCCAGAGCCCATGCGTTTTCGAATGACATCCCGGAAACGGCGTTCTCGTAGTTGCTGATGGTTATCTGGTCAACACCAATTGCATCAGCGACTGACTGTTGGGACATCCGGCGCTTCGCTCGAAATGCGCGAAGGTTTCCAGCAAGCTCCTCCTTATCGAATGGCATAGGGCTCCTTCCTGGTTGGCTGACTGCTGAATCACTTATCTATATGTGTCAATAAGTGATTCAAAATCCTATGCTTACGCATAGGATTTAAGGGTCTCTTCCCTAAACAATTATTGATAATAGGGGCACAGCCCATAAATAGCAATGGGATTTCCCTAATTTATTGACTTTTTTGGGTATAGCCCCTAATTTCTTTAATAAAGAGTAAGGAGGTTTTAATGAAAGGTCGCTCCTCAGATCTTCGCAAGTGCATAGGAGCTCACTTGCAGAAGTCGCGCAAAGCGGCTGGTTTTAAATCAGCCAATGCTTTCGCGGATTACGTTGGGATAAATAGAAATACGTACACCGATTACGAGCAGGGACGGGGAAGCCTGTCTTACGAACGTGCTTGGCAGTTTGCAGACGTCTTGGGGGTGACGCTCGATGCCCTAGGTGGCAGAATTTCGCCCGGCGAAGAGTCGGGCGGAGGTTCGACGGATCCTTACGAGCATGAGTTGATCGAGTGCTATAGGGAGAGCACCTCGGAGGGCAGGGTCGTGATCCTCGGCAACGCTCGCGGGCAGCGCGAGCTGGCTTTAAAGACAGCCGAGGGTCCTGCATCTGAACCCGAGGGGCTGAGGGCCGTCGGGATGCCGTAGGCATAAGAGCCCCGCGCCGAGGGTCTTGGCGGACCGGTGCGGGGCGTACCGACCCACAACGATGGAGGAGAGCGATATCCGGTGCCGGCGATCGATTTATATCTAGGAAGTTCCGGAGCGCTCGAAGACAAATAAAACGGCTTATATATAAATACTTTACAATTACTGGACTATAAAATAGCAATACTTTATAATATAAAGAGAAAGGAGGCGCGATGCCCACTGAACAGGAGGTAAAGCAGGTGCTCAAGCGCCTGCGCAAGGAGGGGTGGGAGCTTGAGAGCGGCAAGGGGAGCCACGTCGTCGCCCGAAAATGCGGGAGGATGGTTACGGTTCCCACCGCCAAGAAGGAGATTCCGCTCGGCACGTACAGAAACATCGCGAAAGGGGCGGGCTGGCTGTAGCCCGTCCCCGAAAGGGGCATCGCGAGAGATATGGAGAAGTTCATTTACCAGATCGTCCTCACGCCCGAGGATGGCGGTGGGTACAGCGTGGAGGTGCCCGACCTGCCGGGCTGCTTCACCTACGGCGACACGGTGGAGGACGCGGCGTCGATGGCCGCGGACGCGGCCAAGACGTATGTGGCGTCCCTCATGGCCAATGGCGAGGACGTTCCCTCGCCGACCGTGCGCGAGGTCGACGGGACGGCCCTCATGGTGTTCTTCGAGGTCGACTCGTCCTACATCGTGAGCGGCGAGGTCGTGTCCGCCGCGGAGGCCGCGCGCATGCTCGGCGTGAGCGCCGGCCGCGTGACGCATATGATCGATTCCGGAGTGCTCCAGGGCTACCGCCGGGGGCGCAGGACCTACGTGACGGTCGAATCGGTGGAGGAACGTATCGCCAGCAACCCGGGGGCGGGACGGCCGAAGGCCGCGGCGTTGGCGTAGGAGGGGAAGAAAAAAACAGGCGGGCGCCTTCCGGACGGCGCCCGCCTGCGACCTCTCGATCTATCCCGAAGGGAAGAGCCCGGGGGTTCGTGTCGAAGGAGGGGGACCTTTAGACGATTATATGGAAAGCCCCGCACCGAGAGTCTTGGCGGACCGGTGCGGGGCGTGCCGACCCACAACGATGAAGGAGGGCCATTAGATTATGGCACAAGCAAAGATGCCCGGCAGCATAACTTTAGTGTGCGACGGCGTGTATCGGGTAAGGGTGTCCAAGGGCTTCCGATCGGACGGTAAGCGAAGGACCGTGAACAGGACGGTGCACGGGACGAGGGAGGACGCGGAGCGGGAGTGCATCCGCATCGCCTACGAGATGGGCAGGTCCTCGGCGGTGGGCGACTCGCTCACGCTGTCCCAGTACTACTACGCCATATTCCGCGAGGGCGAGAGCAACAGGGGGAAGCCCAGGTCCGCCGCCACGCTGCGCGGTTACGACTCCCAGATGGAGCGCAGCGTGCTACCCAAGATAGGGGACAGGCCGATATCGGCGATAACGCACGACGAGATCCGCTCCGTGGTGAAGTCGGCGAGCGCTCCTAGGAAGTGCAAGGAGACGCTGCGCACGGTGCTGCGCTGCGCCTACGACGACGGCTTCATCGACGAGCCGCCCATGCAGAGGCGCATCGCCACGGCGAGGGAGCGCAGGCCGCAGGAGGTGCCGTGGGATCCCATGGAGGCCGCCGGCGCCCTGGCGGCGTTCCGCGATTCCGGCCAGCCGATGCTCGAGGCCTATCTCATTCTCGGCCTGTCCGGCCTCCGCACAGAGGAGGCGCTCGCGGTGTCGCCGGCGGACGTGGCCAGGCAGGAGACGCTGGATTTCGAGACGGGGGAGACGGTCGCCACGCTGACGGTGGCGATCAGGAACACCTACACGTACGATGACGGGTTCCGCGAGGGGACCAAGACCGACTTCTCGGCGCGCATGATGCCGGTCATCGTCGCCGGACGAGACCGCCTCATGCAGATCATCGCCCAATCCCGCCCGGAGAGGCGCGAGGACATCCCGTCATGGGTCTCCGGCAGGATCGTCGACCTCACCTACAACCAGCTCCTCAACAGATGGAGGAGGGCCTTGCCGAAACTCGGCCTGAGGTACATCCCGCCCGACATGCTGAGGCACACGAGCGAGACCATGATGCAGGCGAGCATGCTCCCGGATACCCTGGTGAGCAGGCTCCACGGCCATACGGACCTCCGAACCGACTACGCGCACTATATGCGCCCGGGACTCGCCCAAGCGGAGATGGCGGCGCGCGAGGTGCATAAAATCATGCCGGTTGAAGGATAG